TCCACCTGAAGCAATGATTCTTAAACCAAATTCTCCAAAAGCTGCTTTTTGATAATTTCCTGAATAAAATAAATCGTTTGACATAACTAAATAATTTACTACAAAAATAATAAATTAATAATTAATGTTTTCTACCTTGACCTCTATACTTTTTTTTATAACCAGTTTGCCCTTTCGAAGCATTTTTACTATGCCTTCCAGGTCTTTTTTTCTTTGGCTTTTCTATATATGAAACATATAATTTACGTGCCATTAGTTTGATTTGTTATTAAACTTTTCAAAAGTTCTCATTCCTCCAAGTCCGAGCATTCCAATTAACACTGTCATTAAATGTTCCATTTGCAGGGCAGGTGGTGCTGATTCAACTCCAACATACCAAACAAGTAAATCTCTTAACACAAAATTATATGCAAGTGCAAAACCACAAACCCAACCTATAAATGGTCGCCAACCTGCAACAAAAATTGTTCTGTGCTTGGCTTCTTGTTCGTTGATTTGTGCTTGTAGTTCAATTAATGTTTGGGGGTCTATTTCTTTACCTTTAATTAATTCTCTAATTTCTAATCCAAGTCCACTAATATTATCACTTGTTTTAAATCCTAATAATTTTTTTAAAAGTTTTAGCATTTTAATCTATATCTAAATCAAAATAAGTATAAGTTGAATAACCTTTACCTTTTTTTCTTTTAGCTTGATATACTAATTTTCTGTTATTACCCTTTACATAAGAAACGTGAATCCAAGCAGGATTGTTATCATCACCTAATTCCCATATAAGTTTATCATAATCGAACTCATTTTTAATTATATAAAATAATTCACAATTAGGAATACCTGTTGCATCTAAATCTATTGCACAACCATCTATGTGTTGTGAAACTGCTGCTGCACCACCTATAGCATCATTTAATTCTTTACTACGATAAAAAGATGTCACCAATATTGGTTCACCTATTTTTTCTCTTAAAGGTTCAAACAACTCATTTGCTAATACTTTCATATTTGCTAATGCTTCTTCTGTGGGTGTGTTATCAATGTCTAATTTTTTTGCAGTATTAGAACCTGTAGCTTCTTTCCAAGAAATATGTTTGCTAAAATTACTTTTTTTATTTTTTGTCATAATATTTAAATTTGTTGTACTCTGTTTGATATATCTATCAATGCTCTAAAATATGTTTTTTCTTCATCTGCATCTTCAATATATGAAATACCTTCAATATTAAAAGTATATACATTAAAATTATTAGAACTTAAATCAAAATAATCTGTTTTACTTGTTCTAATTAATTGCAAAATACTATTAACTATTGAATTAGCTTGTAATTCACCACCATCATCAGATAAAAAAGATGTTACTACTTCAATACGAGTTACACATTCTGTAATAAATGAAGATTGATTGTCATCTATATTTGATTCATCATTTGAATAAACTATTATATATGGTTCATCTTGTGTGCTTGGCACTCTATTATAAACTGGAACATTATTACCACCTAAACTAACATTTCCATTTAGCCGAGTAATAATTTTTTGTCGTATGTAATGTATTACTTCTTTCATCTTCTTAAAGTTCTTTTAATTTTTGTTTCAATATTTCTAATTGTTCTTTGAACTTCTGCTAAAATATTTTTAAAAAAGTATTCTTGTTTTCTTTGATTTTCTGTGCCAAATTCTAAATAACCAGAATAAGGTGCATCTGACCTTATAGCTTTGCCGTCCCATTTTACATTTAATCTTAAATTACCTGTATCAAAAGGTGCATCTTTTTTTACTTTATATGCAGCATTTAATCCACCTCTTTGAATTTCTTGATAAAATCTAGTAGAACCAAATGACTTTAATTTATTAATAGCATAGTCAAGTTGCTGAACGTCTTGTCTATCTACATTTACATTTATATTCATAATTAATCTCTTTTTGTAGCAATCAGCTTAGTGTAATATTTATAATTAGCATCATACATATCATTTATTTGATATAATCCTGATATATTTTCTATTTGTAATAAATCAGTTGTCAAAATATCATCAGCTGTTTTTTTTCTAATTAATAATTCTATTTGTAAACTTCTTTTTTTTCTACCATTTTTACTTGTAACATCACCTTTTATAAAACTTACATTTGCCCATATAGTGCTTTCTGTTGCATTTGTAGAAGTAAACCCACCAAAACCATCACTTGTTTTTGATTGTCTTTTAATTAAAACTCTTTTATCTAATTTACCTGCATTCATTATATAAACATTGTTTTAAATCCACTTAAAGTGTTTTTTACACTTGTTGGTATTTCAGTCATAACTCCTTTAACATAATCTGACCTATTATCATAATAACTAGATACTAATTGTAATATTGCTTGTATTAATAAACTATCATTCATACCTGCAGTAGTATAACTAACAATTACTTCTTCTGATGGTAAACTACCTAATTCAATAATAGTATCATCTAATCCATAAGTTGTGTAATCTGTTGTTGCAGTACCTTCTACTGTTATTGATTGTACAGATGCTATTGGTGAAAATGGCAATACAAATCTATTATCTACACTTGCTAAATAAAATTTTCTAGTTTTAGCAACTATGTCTTTTGTTATATAATTTTCAATAACTAATCTTGCTTCAGTTATCATTCTTGCAATTATAGTATCATCTGCAGAAGTATCAACTCTCATATAATCTTTTGCATTTGCGGTTGTAACTATTTCTGAACCTGTTGTGGCAGTAATTTTTATTTGTGTATGAAATTGATTCAACTGATTACTCCTATATGCTTTCATATTTTGTTAATTTATTTAATACAAAGATAAAAAAAATGCACCATAATTATTTTACAGTGCATCTTTAAGAAAAGAATAAAGAAAGAAAAAACTATTTAAGGACTTTTAGTAGACCTCATTTAAAATCAAAGTTATTAAAAAATTTTGAATAAGCATTATTTAAACTTAATCTAACTGCTAACCTTTTACCATCATTTTTAAAAATGAAAAAACCTTCATATTTTTCAACCCAAATTGCAAAATAATCTACATCTTTTTTTTTGTAACTATTTTTCCATTGTATATGAACAGTTTTTCTGTTTTTTTGATAATCTTGAGTTGTTGATTTAATTTGAATACGATACATATTCTTTCCTGTATCAGCTACACAATCATAAAAAGAAGTATGAACTAGAGGATAAGAAACTTTTATATCTCGTTTAAGACATTCAATACCGAACTTATATTCAGCAATACAACCTTTCGAATTGCTATCCACAAAAATAAAGTTACAAAAAAAAGTGGCAGTGTAACTAATGACTAATTAAAACACTACCACTCTAAAACTAAATAAAAATGAAAAAATACTCACTCACGAGATGTTATATCAATGAGCTTGTTCTTTATCTGGATTATTCTTTCAAGTATATAAGCATAATCATTAGATGTTAGTTTTTCTTTATGCTCTCTTAAAACATTATTTACAGGTTCTATTAATTTAGATATTTGTGCCATTATCTTATTAACCAAAATAAAAAGTTAATTCCTAATGTTACCCAAAATGTAAATTTTCCTAATCCCCAACAAAAATATTTTAATATTCTTTTTTGTAATATTTTATCTACTGGCATTTTTATATCTTGTTGTGTTGCTTTATATGTTGTTTTCATTATACGGAAAATATTTCAGATATCAAATATAAAACACAAAAAATTCCAATTCCAATTATTGTATATGCTATAAATGTTAATGCTTCTAATATTTCTTTTTATTCATAATTTCTAATTTTTAAAAAAGATGCTGCCCTTTTTCACTTGACTACGTTCTGACTAATTTCGGAACTGTTTCTGCGATACTACGGGTTATCAGCATCTGTATTGTTGTTAATTTAAATATTCTAAAGTTATATTCATATGGGTTTTTAACCATTTCTCTAATTTAAATTTATCTAACTCACCACCAAATAAATTCTTAATAGGATTCCAAGCGACTTTTCCACCACTAATAGGTATATATGTACTTCTATTTCTACTATAATCTGATGCGGCTCCATCACTAATCCACAAAAAGTAGCCATTTCTATCCCATCCTTGATATGCACGACTAGGTGCACCAATCATAAACCTTAAATAGTTTAAATCATTATCGGTAGTATAAGTATAAGATTGTCCGTAATTTTCCATTGTTTTTGTTTTTATTTATAATGTAAATATACATCTTTTTTTTTAATAAATAAAAATATTTTTACTTTTTTTTAATTATTTTTTTATTTAAAGTTTTTTTGTTATATTTGTATATG